AAAATTGCAGGAATACTTTGTGTATTTCAAGATTTTCAAACCGATAAGTTGGGGCAAAAGACCCGCTGAGCGCCGCTGCCGATTTATTCAGAGGTTCCTTGGCGTTCCGTTTTTTCAGGCGGTACGGCCAGTCCGCTGCCGTCAAATTCGGGAAGGTATTCCGTTGTTGCGGCTGCCGCGTCCTGTAGGAAGCCGTTGTCCAGACCGCACAGTTCCATCCATGAGAGCACGCCGTCGTATTCCTCGTCCGTGACGCGCCGGTCAAGCGGCGGCTCCTGTGTGCCGATCGGCGTGTACTGCCGCAGGAGCGAAAACAGAATTGAATTTTTCGGGAAGGTCTCTGCAATCCACTCCACCGCGCCGAGACTATTTTCAACGTAACCAGGCAGAACGAGGTGCCGAATCAGAACGCCGCGCTTCATTTCGTCGTCCTCAAGCTGTACCGTACCGACCTGCCGGAACATCTCGAGGATCGCAGCTTGTGTCGTTTCCACATAATCCGGCGCACCGGAGAGACGCGCGGCCAGCGCCGGGTCGCTGTACTTATAATCGGGGAGATAAATGTCGATCAGTCCCTTCAGCTCGCGCAGCGTCTCGACGCGCTCATAGCCGCCGCAGTTGTAGATCACAGGGACGGGCAGCTTCGGCGTGAGCGCGGGAAGAATCGACGGCAAAAACTGCGTCGGCGTGACCAGATCGATCGACTGCGCGCCGTCGTCGATCAGACGCTCAAAGACTGCGCGCAGCTCGCTCGATGAGATTGCCTGCCCGTGCTGATGCAGGGAGATTTCGGAATTCTGACAGAATTTGCATCGGAGCGTACAGCCCGAAAAAAACACCGCGCCCGTTCCGAAGCTGCCGCAGATCGGCGGCTCTTCCCCATAGTGCAGCATCGCCTTGGCTGCCGTCAGCTCTGCGCCCATTTTGCAGAAGCCGCGCTCCCCTGCCGTCCGGTCGACGCCGCAGCGGCGCGGGCAGAGCGTGCAGTTTTTGTAGCTCAACATCGAATCACCCTTTTCAAACGTCCGAAAACGTGATAGAATAGTCATGCCAAAAAATCTGTGTTTCACGTGAAACAGTGAGGAATTATGCTGAAGAAAAATGAACTGTACCGCGCGGCCGTGACCGGCTTTACCAGCGACGGACTGGGCGTCTGCCGCGTGGAGGGGTGCGCCGTGTTCGTGCCGAACGCCGCGCTGGATGAGGAATATGACCTGCGCATCACCCATGTCGGGAAAAACAGCGCGCACGGAAAGATCGTCAACATTATAACAAAATCCGCCGCGCGCGTCAACCGCGCCTGTCCCTATGCCAAGCGCTGCGGCGGCTGCCGGTTCTGGCATCTGACCTATGAGGCCGAGTGCGAGCTCAAGCGCCAGCGCGTGCTCGACGCCCTGAACCGCCTCGGCGGACAGCCGCTTGAAACGCTTGCGCTCACACCCGCGCCGACCTGCGAGGGCTACCGCAACAAGGCACAATACCCCGTCACCACCGAGAAAAATAAGCCGATCGCAGGCTTTTACCGCGAGGGCACACATGAGGTGGTTGCGGTCGAGCGCTGCCTGATCCTTCCGGAATGCGCCGACCGTGCGAAGCAGGCCGTGCTTGAGTGGATGCGGCAGTTCCGCGTCCCGGCCTATGACGAGACGCAGCACAGCGGCCTTGTCCGACATATTTTCGTGCGACATGCCGAGGCGACCGGACAGGTCATGGTCTGCATCGTCGCAAACGGCGCGCGTCTTCCTCGGGAAAACGAGCTGGTCGACGCCCTGCGCGACCGTGTCCCCGGATTGCGAACCGTCGTTCTGAACACGAATCTTCGCCGCGGCAACGCCGTTTTGGGCGACGAGACGCGGACGCTCTGGGGCGACGGCGTCATCGAGGACGTGCTCTGCGGTCTGCGCTTCCGCATCTCCCCGCGCTCGTTCTATCAGGTCAACCGCGCGCAGGCGCAGGTGCTTTATCAAAAGGCGCTCGACGCCGCCGGTCTGACCGGACGCGAGACCGTGCTCGACCTCTACTGCGGGACGGGCACCATCACGCTCTGTCTTGCCCGGCGCGCGAGGCAGGCCATCGGCGTCGAGGTCGTCGAGGCAGCGATCGAGGACGCCAAGAAAAATGCGGGGAGAAACGGCATTGAGAACGCGCGGTTTTTCTGCGCCGACGCCGGACAGGCCGCGCTCCGGCTTGCCGCCGAGGGCGTCGCGCCCGACGTGATCGTCGTCGACCCGCCGCGCAAGGGCCTAAGCGCCGACGTCATCGAGGCGATCGCGGCCATGTCCCCCGAGCGCGTGGTCTATGTCTCCTGCGACCCGGCCACGCTGGCGCGCGACGTCAAGCTCCTGAACGCCAAGGGCTATGCCCTCCGCCACGCCGAGTCCGTCGACCTCTTCCCGCGCTGCGCGCACGTGGAGACAGTCTGTTTGCTGTCAAGGAAAGATAAATAAATGCCGAAAAGCGGCGTATTTCCGGTTTTTTTAAGGTCAGCATCATCAAAGAAGCCTTGCGGAAAGCTCGGTTTTCTTGTATGGAAACATATCTACTTTTTAGCTTGACCGGAGAAAAAGTGGATGACCGAAAAAATGCGGCAGGGTTTAGGCTGTGGATTTGATGTCATAGGTTGTGGCACTGGGATTGTTGTTAGAAACGACCGCAGTTTAAGCCACTCGATACTAATAGGCAGATTTGGCAGTGGAATAGATAATGATAAAATTTTCAAAAAGTTCACCAAAAATATAATAATAGTGATAAAATATATATTTACATAGGAAGGAGCTCGATATGATGAGCTATAAGGTTTTAGATGTTTGTCGTCATGTAATTAATTATAGCAATGAGCATGACTATGGGATTTCAAATTTAAAACTTCAAAAAGTGCTTTATTTTATTCAGGCTTATTTTCTGACAGAAAAGAAAGACCACACTCCTTGTTTTAATGAGAAGATTGAAGCATGGGACTTTGGACCTGTTGTGCCAGAAGCATACCATGAGTATAAGCAGTATGGAAGTGGGGATATACCTGCAATAGAATCATATATTATGTTCGATGAAAATGATATATGGAACTCTAAACGGATTGAATTTGAGGATACAACCATTGTGGATGAGGATAAAGCTCTTATTGATAAAGTTATAGACAAGTTTGCTGATTACTCGGCAACAGATCTTGTATCATTGAATCATAGGCAATCCAACGGCGGGAACAGGCTGGAATAAGTTGAGATATTTAGGAATTATACAAAGAAAAGCCGTGTATTTTTGACTGATAATTCCAGTTATTCCGTTGTGGTCTGCGGCGGTTACTAACAAATTACTAACAAAATGAAAAACCGAGCAGGGCGGAGGGGCGTCCTGCTCGGTGGTGAGTTATCTTGCTTCGGAATCGGGTGGGGTGTCGTTGGTGCAGTCGGGATCGTGCAGTGGGTTCTCGGCAAGACTTAAATCAAGCCTTTTTTGCAATTCAGGCGGCCTGTGCCGCCGGAATCGCTTTTACATAAAGGTCATAATAAAAGTTTGTATTGAAGTAGTCAACCATGCTGTTCGATTTGTCGTAACGGTATGCGCAGATGATAGCGTTTACGCGCTCGACCAGCTCGACACCGGCGGGCGTCATAAAGTCGGCACCGGCTGCGATATGGTATTGATTGATCGTGTTCCGCTCGCGCTGCATTGCGCAATCGTAGGCATAAGCGGCGGCGGCGGTGCGGATGCGCTCTTGTTCGTCGGAGGGCAGATCCCAAAAAGCATCACAGTGGATCGGCTGGCCGTCGCCGGTGTAGATCCAAGCCATGCCCGGCGTGATGCGGTAGGCGGCGATATATTCATCGCGCGGTTTAATCAGCGCGGCGGGCGCCTTGATTGTAACGGTGATGTTCTGCCCGCCGGTATAAGTTTTACAGGCGACGGACACGCCTTTGATTCCGGCGCGCTTGATGTCGGCGCGGATTGCGGCGGACAGATCCGCACCGTACAGGTATTTGCCGGATTTGTTGCCGTAGACAGCGCCGCCGCCGAGATAGCCGTCTGTGCAGATCGTTGCGGCTCCGGCTTCTGCGTCCGGATTTGTGCCAAGGATTGCGGCGATCAGCTCGCGCTCTGATGCGTAGCCGTACCAGCATTTCTTGACGCCGTGCCAACGCATTTTCAAAGCCTTCAGCGCCGTGCGGACTGCTTCGGACGGCTTGCCGTCAAAATAAACCTCGCGGCTGGAAAATTCTGCGTTCTCGCTGATTTTGTAGTTGACCTTTTCGTTAATCTGTGCCATAATATTTGTACCTCCATAAATTCGTTTGTGGGTGGTGGGCTTCCCGTGCTGGTCGATTTGGTCGTTGGACAGTACGGGGAGTTTCTTATTTCAGTAATCGTTTTATCGCTTCTGTCGTTCCGAAGCCTTTTGCCTTCTCTGCCTCAATGCGGGCGATCAGGTCGGCATCTTCCAGTTTGCGAAGACTTAACGTATATGCTTTATACGTCTTGTCATTGTAACGCTTTTTTACCTCGCTACTGGTGTGCGTTTTCCGCTTCGGCTTTTCCTGATTTTCTATTGACTTTCAGCTCCTTTCGTGGTAAGATGTAAACAAGAGCGGCGACCGAGGCAACGGTCACGGCTCAACCACATGTTGGGTGAAGATTGGCCGTTTCCTTTGCGGGGGGCGGCTATTTCTTTTTCGTTACCGTGATAACTCCAAAGATAACAACGGCTAACAGATTCAGCAGTGCAAGCACTTCCATTACTGTCATGTTGTCACCTCCTGACGTTATGTATTCAGGAGGTCGAGCCGTTCCGCTCTTGCTTACGGGCTTATCTTAGCACATACTCGCAAGTATGTCAAGCCCTTTTTTGCAAATTTTTATAAAATCCTAGTTACATATCTTGATCTGCGGAAATTGCGATTATTATCACAATGTTGTCACCATAGCTTGACAACGCGCCGCGCAACTGTTATCATAAACATAGAATTTGATGGGTTTTTGAATAAAACACGGGAGAAAGTGAACTTTCTCCCGTGTTTTATTCAAAAACCTGTTATTTTTTTCTGCAAGGAGGTGCTTAATCATGCTTAAATCGTCCCCGGATTCTATCATGAAGGCTTGCAAACAATACAAAGACCTCTGTGAATCTGGACAAATCAAACGACCGGACTTTTGGCACTTCTGCGGGTGGTTCGGTGAAGTCGCTGACGATGTTTCTAAATTCATTAAATCGGACGGCGCTGTTGGTTGTGGGTTTGATCCCGCTGCTGATGCTGAACAACGGAATGAGACAATGAAGAAGCAGGATCTTTCAAAAAATAGAGCCGCGGCTGATGCATTGAGGCGCCTCTGTACCTTTATAAGGGGGCAGTACAGTACAGCTCCAGCATGGTCAGGCGCTCAAACGAATAAAGCGGTGTTCAATCAGCGGCAGGACTTTGACGGGGCTGCACTTGTCGATAAAAAGGATGTTAACGCGTCGGGAGATGTGCAGCTTCGGATTCTCGGAGGATTCGGAGATATAGCAGACGCTTTTGACTGATAGACAGATAACACATTAAATATGCAGAATAAAGCGGATAATGCAAAAACGTGACGCGCAAAGAGACGTTTGAACGCAGCAAAAAGAATATTTTGTTGCGTTCGCAAGTTATGCGACGCATAAACGGCATACAACCGGCACACAACTGGCGCGCAATTCGGAGCAGGACAGCATGAGCGGCTCGGGCTGCGCGGGCGCATATCCGCATAGTCCGGGCGCATATCCGGCACGGGGCACGGGGCTAGGCGGGGCGGCAATCCCCCCGGGGCGCGCCGCGTGATATTGAATCAACACCAAAACCACGCCCGCGCGCGGGGGGTGGGGGTGCCGGAAAAAGTGCGCGGTGGTTCTGTGGGCGGCTATCCTTGTATTCCACACAGTGATCCTCCCCTCCCACACATGCCCGTGGAATCGGGCACAAACCGGCGCATCATGGGCTTAAGACGCCCCCTACCGGAAAAGATGGGGCGCTCCCTCTTGAAAACGCGCATTGGAAAATCAAAAAAGGAACCCCGTCGGCTTTAGCACGGTGAAGTGAGCGGCTGGCGGGATAACAGATACGGCGCTGTTGCAGCTACCCGCCGGACGGAGAGCGGTAAGCGCGGTTGGATTCCGCGCGGCGCCCTTGAGGCCGGTCAACACGGCCGGCCTCAAACGAGAAGGCTTTTACCCCCCTAAAATTGTGATATGACCGCCGCGAGCCAGAGCGATCTCGGCTTCTCCTTGGCCTGCTAAACGGGGTGCAACTCCCTGTCGCGGCGGTATCGCGCACCATTCCGGCGCGGGAAACAAACGGGAATGGTTTTGGGACACACTGCAACGCCCAGCCCATGTAAAACGGCGTTCTTAAAGGATTGTGACCGGCAACCATACCGGATGCAATAAAACTGATTTTGGAAGCTGCCAACCATAGCAGCGGAAAGGAAACCAGCATGGAAGAAGAAAAGAGCATGGTCTTGGAGGACGGCCCCGAGATTGAGATCACGGGGATCGAGGAAGACGAAGGCGTCGGAAACCAGGGCGCTGACGGCGAGGCCACAGGCAGCGGCGCAGAGAATGACGGCGGCGAGCCTGAAAACGCAGACGGCGGCGAAGCCGACGAGAGCGGCGGCGATGGTCAGCAGCAGGAAGCATCCGGAGCGGAAAGCGGCGAGACGTTCACGCTAAAGGTTCTCGGGGTAGAGCAAACCGTCGGGCGGGACGAGGTCATTCAGCTTGCACAGAAGGGCAAGGACTATGACAGAGTGAAGGAAGCCTCTGAGCGTCTGAAGACGGAGGTAGAGGGGCTCCGGGATTTCCGGTCGAAAAACGAGGCCGACCTGAGGGAGCTGCGCGCATACATGGAGGAAAGCGGCGCGGAAAGCGTCTGCGACGTTCTGGATGCGATGCGGATTAACGCGATGGCGGCAAAGGGCGTGAGCCGGGAGGTTGCGGCGGAGCGCGTGAAGAACGCGCGCTTGCAGCGTCAGCTTCAGGAGAAGGAGGAGCGGATAACCGCCGATGAAACCCAGCAGAGAAAGGTGCAGGGTGATCTCAACGAGTTTCGCAAAGCCTATCCTGACGTGGCGGTCGACAAGAGCCTGCTTGAGCAGCTTGCCGACGACATCCGCGCGACCGGGAATCTGACGGCGGCGTATCAGCGCCGCGAAAACCGCAGACTTTCCGAGGAGCTGAAAAAGGCGAAATCCGACCTTGCGGCGGAGAAGCAGAACCAGTCCAACAAGCAGAGAAGCGGCGGCTCGCAGAAGAGCAGCTCTGGAAACTCTGAGACGTGGCTCGACCAGTTCCAGCAGGGTCTGCTGTCCGACGACGATTAAGTCATAGCCTTGCCTCCGACTTTTAGGAGGTAAAAATGGCAGTTATCAACCTTGCATCGCAGATTCACAAGTCCGTTCTGGAGCGTCTTTCCTTTGACGCGCTGACCGGCAACCTGTTTAACAAAAGCCTTGACGTGTCGTTCAACGGCGTCAAGAGCGTATCGTTCTATTCCGTCGGCACTGCGCCGATCAACGACTATTCCCGCAGCGGGACGAGCCGTTACGGCACGCCGACCGAGCTGGACGACTTCCTTCAGGAGATGACCATGACGCAGGACAAGTCCTCGACGTGGACGATCGACAAGGGCAACCAGAAGGAACAGTTCAACATCAAGAAGGCGCAGGAGACGCTGAAGCGGCAGATCAAGGAGAAGTACGCGCCGATGATCGACAAGTACCGTTTCGGCAGATGGCTGAACGGCGCCGGTCAGGTCAACGGTCTGACGGATGCTCCGACCAAGAGCACGATCGTCAGCTCCATGGTCAAGATGCACTATGCGCTGACCGGCAAGGCCGTCCCCGTTCGCGGCAGAACCTATATCGTCCCGATCGGGCAGATCGACAAGGTCGTGCTTGCCGACGAGTTCCACTATTCCGACGCGCTGACCACGAAGATCCTCTCTAACGGAGAAATCGGAACGTTCCTCGGCGTGCCGCTGAAGCCCGTTCCCGACGACTACCTGCCGAGCGGCGTGTACTTTGCGTGTACGTACAAGCCCGCGTGCATTTCGCCGGTAAAGCTTCAGGACTACAAGATCAACACGACCCCGCAGGGCGTCTCCGGCGACCTCGTGGAAATGCGCCTGATTTACGACGCGTTTGTCGACGGAACGAAGGCCGATGGCATCTATGTCGCGGCAAACGCAAAGGTCTGCTGCGCCGCCCCGACGATCGAGATCGCAAGCAACACCGCGACGATGACCAGCACCACGAGCGGCGCGACGATCCTGTACACCGTCGACGGCAGCGACCCGCGTTATTCCAAGAGCGCGCTGACCTACAACGCAAGCGCGAAGCCGACCATCGAGGCCGGTGCGACCGTGCGTGCGTGCGCCACGAAGTCCGGCTCGTTCCAGTCCGGCGTCGCGGCGAAGGCGAACGCCTGATTACAACAGCAGAGAGCCGGGCTTGCCCCGGCTTTCTGCGCACATGCAGATAGGAGGAAGCAATGAATACGATTTTGGGGGTTGCGGCGGCGTGCTTTTGCGTGGCGGCTGTTTTGGCAATCGCGGCGGTCTTTTCCGTCTGCCGGAAGCTGAGGCTGCTCGTGTCGAATCAGCTCGAACTGGCGCAACGGGAGGTCGTCAGACGGCTTTCCGACTTGGGCCGGCGGCTCGACGCCGTGGAAAGCCGGCTTTTCAACTTGGGCAGTGAGCTCAACGAGGTCAACCAGCGGCTCGATGCCGTGGGAAACCGGCTTTCCGACTTGGACAGGGAACTCAACGGGATCAGCACGGCGGTGATACCGGACGACAGCGCGGCACGACGCGCTAAGACCGAGGTCGACAAGTTCAATGAGGGGCTGTTTAATATTTTGACTTATAACGGTTCACGCAAATCGGAGGACAAATGAAGAAGGGCTACAGACCGACGTGCAAGGACGTCTGGGACAAATATCAAAAGTCGGTGCAGTTCAAGCAGCAGCTCGGGCTGTACCAGACTGTCGAAGAAAACGAGAACATCTTCATCGGGAAACAATGGGAGGGCGTTCAGGCGAACGGGCTTCCGACGCCTGTTTTCAACTTTACAAAACGTGTCACGATGTTTCAGGTCGCGACGATCACGTCGGACAACATCGCCGCACGCGTCACGCCGATCCTGCCGACGGAGGAGCTTTCAAAGGCGGACGTCGAACGGATCGCGGACATTGCAAGCGAACAAATCACGGCGATATTCGACCGGATCGGTCTGATTGCACTGCTGCGCCAGTACGTCAGAAATGCGGCAGTGGACGGAGACGCAGCACTTTACACGTACTTTGACCAGTCAATCAAGAACGGGCAAAAGGTAAAGGGCGAAATTCAGACCGAGGTGATCGAGAACACGCGCATTCACTTCGCAAACCCAAATTCCAGAAACGTACAGGGACAGCAGTGGATGATCATCTCGCGCCGTCTGCCGTGCGAGGACGTGAAGGAACGCGCCGAGGACTACGGCGCAGATGAAGAGACGCTTGCGGCAATCACGCCGGACGAGGCCGACCATTACAGCAAAATGGAGACGCTGACGGACGACCGGACAACGCTGCTCCTGTTCTTCTGGCGCGACCGGGAGACCAAGACAATCTGGCAGTTTGAATGCACGGAAAAGGCGGTCGTGCGGAAGGCAATCGACACGGAAACGGAAATGTTCCCGATCACATGGCTGAGCTGGGACTACATTCAGGATTCGTGCCACGGACAGGCAGCCATTACGGGGCTGAAGCCGAATCAGCTGTTCATCAATCGCTTGTTTGCGATGACAATGGTTTCGCTCATGACGACGGCATACCCGAAGATCGTCTATGACAAAACGCGCCTCCCGAACGGCTGGGATTCCCGCGTCGGCGCGGCAATCGCGGTCAATGGCGGCGACGTGAGCAACATTGCCAAGATCATGGACCCGGCGTCGATCTCCCCGCAGATCGGCGAATTCATTAAAATCTGCATTGACTACACCCAGAACTTCATGGGCGCGTCCGATGTGGCAATGGGTGATGCGCGACCGGACAATACATCAGCTATCGTTGCATTGCAGCGCGCAGCGAACACGCCGCTCGAGCTGACGAAGCAGAACCTTTATCACTCGCTCGAGGAGCTTTGCCGCATCTACCTCGACCAAATGGCGGCGTTCTACGGAACGCGGCGCGTGGAAATGAAGGGCTTGCCCGGAGCAGAAGAGCGCCCGTTCGGGATTGACATGACGCAGTATAAATTCCCGCAGGAGTTCGACTTCAAAAAGCTGCGCGATATTCTGCTCTCCGTCACGATCGACGTCGGCGCGTCCTCCTATTGGTCGGAAATTGCCGCAATGCAGACGCTCGACAATCTGCTGATGCAGAACAAGATCGGCATGGTGGATTATCTAGAACGTATGCCGAGCGGCTACATCCCGAAAAAGCAAGAGCTGATTTCCACGATGAAGCAGCAGATGCAGCCGGTCGACGTCCCGGATGCCGGAGGTGGCGGTGAGGTCATTCCGGAGCAGGACATGACCAATCAGCTCCAGATAAGACCCGGCGGCGGGAACGGGGCATTGCAGCGGGCAATTGCAAAGGGAGGTGACGCGGTATGAGTTTGCCGAAGATGGAGACGGACGTCAAGAACATTGAGAAGCTTGCGAAGCGCCCGAACGCCACGGATAGCCTTGATTACAAGAAATTGCAGAAGGCATTCGACAAGGCCGGAGTCGATATTCAGTCGTTCCTCAACAATACGCTGATACCGGCGCTTGAGTCCGGTATCGGCGGTGTTGACATAAATGCGCTTCAGGAGGCGCAAGGCGCTGCCAAGGAAATGGCATTTCCGGTCTACGACCCGAGCGTTGGTGTGAATGCAAAGCTCTTGATCGCGGACATTCTCCCGTTCACTGTTGCCGTCACGAAGGATGCAAGCGGTGCAATTACGTGTGATAAAACATTCGCGCTCGTCCGCGCCGCATACAATGCCGGTCGGCCGGTCTTCTGCATCTACTCCAACAATAAGGAGCAATGGTTCCCGGTTATCCTGACGCTTGCGGAATGCTCGAGCACTTCTGCGATATTCACGCGATACACGGAGGTATATCAAGGCGACACGCGGCTTGTCTGGATCACGCTTTCGGCAAGCGGAGCGGTCGACACGTCGACCACGATCGACGCATCGAGCGTTGCATACTCAAACACGACGGACGAGGAATCAAAGCTTGCGGTGGGCGTGAGGGCGTTTCTCGACCTGCTTTACCAGAAGCTGACGGGTCTCGGCAAACGCCTTCCGGCGCTGTTTGCATCCGATGCTGGGAAAATTCTTACGGCGAACGAGGACGGGACGGCCGGATGGTCGCAAAAACCGACGTATGCCGCAAGCGAGGTCACTGCAACGCTTCGGGGTGTAGGAATTGACGGGATTCCGACGGACGTGCAAACCGCTCTGAATATTCTTCGAGATCTGATTGATCCGCTTGGAATGGACGCAACCGCGGACTACAAGGCCAGCGGCGCAAGCTCTGTGAAGGTCTGGGCAACGATGGCCGCCGCGAACGACGCCACCAAATACCGCGTGATGGCAGGGCGGTATCAAATCAATCAGTCAGGATTCACCGATTCCGTGGTAATCACAGACGTTCCGGGCAGCACGGTGCGGGTCGTACAAATCACCGAGTGCAGCAGCGATCCTTTTGTATACCTGTCTGTGTATAGTGCCAACAGTCCCGGCGCAACACCAGTGATGCAAGTGGATTTTTCGTCGGAGGAAAACTACCTTTATGTATTTGAGAAGAACCTGCTTCTGCCGTACTATGGGACGGAGGATCAGGGGAAGGTTCTGACCGTTGACGACAGAGGTTACCCGAAATGGAAAGCATCCGCAGCGCTCCCGACGGTCGGAGCATCGGACAACGGAAGCTTTTTGCGCGTCGTGAACGGAACGTGGGCGGCTGCGCAGCTGACTGACGTATCGGAGGTGGGAGCATGACGGATCAGGTGCTGATGCCCGGCGCGGACTATCAGGCGATCTGCAACGCCGTCAGGGCACTGACCGGCGGCAAGGCGGCGCTGAAGTCCGGGGACATTGCCGGGGCGCTGGCGGGCGTCAAAAGGCTAACCGTGCAGACCGGGACGGTGACGCCGACGGCGGACACGCCTACGCTTGCGGTCGCAACCGACGGGAAGCCGCGTCTGCTCTGGATTTCCACGGACGACCACGGCGCGCTTACCGGGTCTCTGCTGGCGGTCACGTCCGTTGCAGTCGTTCCGGTCGACGGCGTGCTGCGCAACACGATGGTCAACGTTGTGCAGCCCAGCGGCGCGGAGGCTGGCTTTGTCTCGGGCGCCAATGTGGAGCAGAACGGCGTTACGATGGAGTTTTCGTCAAACCGTGTATTCGTCGGCGGCCGAACGTACTACTGGACGGCGTACTTCTGGGAGGATAATGCGTGAGATATTACAAACAGACGACAGATGGGTATATCACGGCGATCGGGACGGGCAGAACCGGCGGCGAGACGATCACACAGGAAGAATACGCCGCGATCGTTGACGCTATGGCGACGAGGCCGACGCCGGAGGACGGGCACAGCTACCGGCTGACCGACCGGCTGACGTGGGAATCGGCAGAGATTGAGCGAAGCGGCGTCTACACGCGCGCGGAGCTTGAGGAAATGAGTAACGCGGAGCTGGAAACCATTCTTTGGCAGTACGGCATTACTGCTAACATGACAAAAGCAAACCTGATTCGGCTGATTCTTTCGGCACAGGGAGGGGATGCACTTGTCTGAAGCAATTGCAGTGGCCGTGATCGGCGGCGTGTTCGCAATTTTATGCGCGGTCGTGACGGGCTTGATCTCAAGCGCCACGACGAGCCGAAAGACGAACACGGCACTGAAGATCAGTCAGGCCGTGACCGACGCGAAGATCGAGGAGCTGACGCGCGAGGTGCATGAGCACAACGGATTTGCCCGGCGAATGCCGGTTGTGGAGGAGCAAATCAAGGTTATCAATCATCGGATTGCCGATCTTGAGCAATCTGAGAGAAACGGACAGGCGCAGAGCGCCGGAAAGGAAGGGACAGTATGAGGAACTGGAAGAAATGGGCGAAAGCGGCCGCGATTCGCGCGGTCAAAACCGTCGCGCAGACGGCGGTCGGCGTGATCGGCGCGAGTGCGCTGATTTCGGAGGTCAGCTGGCTGACGGTGGTGTCTGCCGCCTGTCTGGCCGGTGTCGTCAGCATTCTGACGAGCATTGCCGGGCTGCCGGAGGCAAAGGAGGGCTGACGAGTGGGAGTTCAGTATCTGGCCGTTGATCTTTCGGAGTATCAGCGCGGGATCAGCTTCCCACGCCTGAAGTCCGAGGGCGTTCAGGGCGTGATTCTGCGCGGTGGCGACGGCTCGTATTGCGACAAGTGCTTTGAGACGTTCTATGCACAGGCGAAGGCGAACGGTCTGCCGGTCGGCGCGTATTGGTTCAGCCGGGCTAAGACGGTGGCTGACGCCGAGGCCGAGGCCGAGCGCTTTTACGACCGCTGCCTTGCCGGAAAGACGTTCGAGCTTCCGATCTATCTGGACTGCGAGGCAGACAGTCAGCTTCGCATCGGCAAGCGCGCGCTGACGGACGTTGTCAAGGCGTGGAGCGCGTGGCTCGTCGCGAAGGGCTACCTCTGCGGCGTGTATTCCACGGCGAATTGGTTCCGCAAGTGCATGTACTTCGACGAGCTGGCTGACCTTGAAATCTGGGTTGCGCAGTGGTCGAGGCGTGCGCCGAATATCCGCTACGGCATGTGGCAGTTTGGCGGTGAGACGAATCTGCTGCGCGACAAGCACATCGCCGGGTATGTGGTCGATCAGAATTACATGGTCGTGGATTACGCGACCATCACCAAAAACGGAGGCTTCAACGGATTTGAATCCCCGAATCACGACGAGGAGGAGGAGGAAGAAATGACAAGATACCACACCTTTGACGAGGTTCCTGACTGGGCGAAGCCCGAAATTAAGGAGCTGATGGACGCAGGGGCGCTGCGCGGCGACGAGAAGGGCGATCTGAACCTTTCGGACGACCTGATGCGCGCAATTATCATCAACAAGCGCTACACGGACAGCAAGCAGTAACAGGACGCGGCGGGGCGGGGAAACCCGCCCCGGAGGGAAGCAATGGCAAAGCAGATGAAAGTCAAAACGGGCGGCGGGTCGGTCACGATCGACCTCGGACGCCCGAACAGCGAGCCGCAGCGGGAATTCTTCGCCTCACGCTGCAAATACACCGCATACGGCGGCGCGCGCGGCGGCGGCAAGACGTGGGCTTCGTCCCGTAAGGCAATCGGCGGCGCGCTGCGGTGGCCGGGGATCAAGATATTAATGATCCGCCGGGAGTACGACGATATGCGGAACTCCTTGATCGAGCCGATGCTGGCAATCCTGCCGCAGGAGATCGCAACCTATAACGGAACGCTGAATATCATCTACTTCGTGAACGGCTCGACGATCAAATTCGGCAATATGCCGGGCTACGGCGCGGCGGTCGCGGGAAAATACCAAGGCCAAGAATACGACTGGATCTTCATGGAAGAAGCGACACAGTTTACAGAACAGGAATTCCGCGGCCTTGGCGCGTGTCTGCGTGGCGTCAACAAGATTCCGAAGCGCTTTTATCTGACGTGTAACCCCGGCGGCGTCGGGCATCACTGGGTAAAGCGGCTGTTCGTCTCAAGAGAATTCCGGGACGGGGAGAATCCGGCCGACTATCGCTTCATCAAGGCGACTGTTGAGGACAACAAAGACCTGATGGAAAGTTCCCCGGACTACGTTCAGGCGCTCGATCTTCTGCCGGAGGATATCCGAAACGCGCACCGCTACGGCGACTGGGACGCGCTGGCCGGGACGTACTTCTCGGAATTCCGGCCGGAGCTGCACATCTGCAAGCCGTTCCGAATCCCGGACGAGTGGCCGCGCTACCGCGCGTTTGACTATGGCCTTGATATGTTCGCGTGTCTTTGGATCGCGGTCGACTTTTCCGGCCGGTGCTATGTGTACAGAGAATACTGCGAGAGTGACCTTGTTGTTTCGGACGCGGCGCGGGTCATGCGCGCCTGCACGCCGCCCGAGGAACGCGTCTCCTTCACGATCGCGCCGCCGGATATGTGGAACAGGCAGAAGGACAGCGGCAAGAACATGGCGGAGCTGTTCATGCAGAACGGAATCGGGCTTTTGAAGGCATCCAATTCCAGAATTCAGGGCTGGCTTGCCCTCAAGGAGCTTATGAAGCTGCGAAAGGACGGAAAGCCCGGCCTCATCATTTTCTCAGACTGCAAGTCCCTGATCGAATTCCTGCCCGCGCTCCAGCATGACACGAAGAACCCGTCTGATTGCGCAAAGGAGCCGCACGAGATCACGCACGCGCCGGACGCGCTGCGCTATTTTGCCGTCATGCGCACAATGCCCGCGATCAAAAACGCGGTCATTACGCCGGAGGACGACTTTGACGACGGGCGCAACGCATCGGACTATGACAGCGTAATGTGCGGCGGAGAGCCGCAGGAATCCTATATGTTCTTTTAAGGGGTGGACTATGGCAACGTTAAAAGGAACGTCAAAGCAGCAGACGGTTTCCGTTTCAAAATTTCTCGGCCTTTACGAGGCTGAGGACGGCGATACGCAGATGAAGCGCGGCGTTTCGCCGAGCATGAATAACTATGAGGTCACAGAAAACTTTCACCTCCGAACGCGGCCGGGCTTTTCGCCGCTGCTCGAGCGGCGCAATCAGGACGGGAGCATGATCCCCTGCAAGGGGGTATTTCGGGACGGTGAAAGCCTCTATGTCATGTTCGGCGCGGACGCGTATCTTTACAAAAAGGGCACGAACGGGTATTCCTCGACGAAGCTCGGAACACTCCCCTACACGGGAGACACGCCGCCGGAGGTGACGATGTTCCGATTCGGGGATTCGGTCTACTTCCTGAACGGCTTCGGATATTTTAGCGTAGAGAGGCACGTTGGCGCGCCGAAAGTGCAGGACGTTCCCGCGTATGTCCCGATCGTCGTGACAGGCGCTTCCCCGTCCGGCGGCGGCACGGAGCTTGAACGCGTCAACATGCTCACGAGTGAGCGCAGGGCGCTTTTTTCAGCGGACGGCACGTCGAAGGAGTATCTGCTGCCCGAATACAACCTCCCGGCCGATCCGTTCGTCACGGTCGAAATAAACGGCATGGACGTGCCTCCGGCGAATTACACAGTGTCGGACGTTGAGGGTTCGGTTCCGAGGCAGACGAAGGTCGTCTTTCAGGAGGCGCCCGCAAAGGGCGTGAATAACGTTGAGATTTCGTGGAAGGCCGCGCCGGACAGCAAGGCCTTGATCTCCGCGATGCGATTTGTTGAGAAATTCAACGGGGCGACGGATAGCCGTGTGTTCTTCTATGGAGACGGCGGGAACGTCGTTTACTACACGGAGCCGACGCTTTCCGGGAAGCTGACGGGCGCATATATCCCGGCGATGAACGAAATTGCAATCGGCGACGACACGTCCCCCGTGACGGGGTTGATGCGGCACTACGGCCGCATGATGGCCTTCAAGCCGGACGGCACATATTCCGTCTCCTATGACACGATCACGAAGCCGGACGGGTCGGTCACGGCCGGGTTCTACGTCCGGACGATGCACAGAAGCCTCGGGAGCGACTGCATGGGGCAGATGGCCTATGTGCAGAACTTCCCGCGCACCTTCTGCGCCGGAACGCTTTATGACTGGAAGCAGACGGCGAGCTATTATCAGGACGAACGCTATGCGCGGTCGGTCTCCGAGCCGGTGCAATTCACGCTGAGAAAAGCGGACGCGGAGCGCCTCGTTTTCTTCGACGACGACGTTGAGAAGCGGTTCTATCTGTTCCTGAACGATTCCGCCGGGACGGTTCTGGTGAACGCATACGAGCAGGGCGTTTGGTATCGCTACAGCATGAATTTCGGCGCGGACAACAGCACGGCGCGTGTGGTCGGCTGCTGCCGGTTCGACGGAATGCTGCTGGTTGCGACGGAGGCGGCGCTCTATGAGCTTGACGAGCGCTTCGGCTACGATTACACGCCGTCGATCGGCGAACGGGCATACCTCGGGACACCGATCCTATGCAGATGGGAGAGCGGCTTTGACGCCTTCGGCGCGGAATTCCAGAAAAAATACTCGTCGTATATCTGGGTATCGCTTGCGCCGGGGCTTGGGGCGTCGGCTACCGTCACGGCAGAGAGCGACCGGCGGCCGGACTACGCCGACAAGGCGTGCAGCAACACGACGACCGGCCTGTTCGACGATGTTGATTTTGAAGAATTTTCGTTCGAGACGTATTCCGTCCCGCGCGTGAAGCGCATGAAGCTGAAGGTGAAAAAATTCGTTTACTACAAGCTGATTGTCACGAGCGGCGGCGGAGAGCAGATATATGTACAGATACCAAACAACGACAACGGTCACGGGATCGTGACGGTCTTGAACATCGACCAGCGCGTCCGCTTCGGCTCGGACGCGAAAGGAGGATAACCATGACGAGCGCACAAACGGTGTTTGACATTGCAATTAAGCTGATGGACGAGCAGGACGAGGCGACCGGCGCGACCAAAACGCAGGACACGGCGGAATATGAGCACCGCACGCTTGATATTCTGAACAGTCTGCGGCACGAGTGCTATCTTTACTCCGACACCTTTGCCCCGAGAGAGGACGGACGCCGACCGATCTGCGCGGAGGTAAAGGCAATGAGCGACACACTCGACCTTGACGACGCGATCGCGCAGGGAGCGCTCCCCTATGGGCTGGCCTCCCGTCTGCTGCTCGGAGAAAACGACAGCCTCGCATCCTTTTTCCAGCAACTTTATGAGGAAAAGCTTGCGCTGTTCGGCCGGACGTGCCCGGCGCAGTTTGAGAGCATCCCGCTTTACTACGGCGGGCTGAATTAGGGAGGGCAGCATGGACGAGCTTACCAAAAAGCCGAAGGAAACGGCCAAAAACGGCGGAAACGCCGCGTCGAACCTTGCGACGAATATCAAGACCCCGGACGTCGGCAGCGTGAGCACGACGAGGCCGGAGACAAAGACGCAGACGGCGGCGCAGAGCACCGCACCGACGACGAAGAGCGCGCCGTATCAGTACGACGCGAACACGGACTACACCGCGCAGATTGAGAAGGCGGCGGCTGCCGGGAACTACCGGGAGGCCGCGATTCTGGAACAGCAGCGAAACGCGAAGATTTCCGGCGAGAAGCTGGACTATGACCCGACGAGCAAATACGCAAGCTATCTTTCCGGCGACCCGAGCTACGTCGGCTCGGTTCTGTCCGGGACGGACATGAACGACCGGAACAGCATCTATTCGGCGTATCAGCAGCTGATCTCCCAATCCACGAAACCGACCGACCTGACCGGTTATTTGCAGACGCTGTACGACGCCAATATGAGAGCGTCACAGGCTGCGGTCGACAAGCAGTACGCCGGATATGAGGCGGCAATCAACGCCGAAAAGGAGAAGGCACAGCTTGCAGCAGATAAGAGCATGACGCAGGAGGCCGTGAACGCACAGCGCGCGCAACGGGCGTGGAACGAGGCACAGAGTGCCTACGGCCTCTCCAGCGGCGCGCAGGGACAGGTTGCCGTCAGTCGTGCCAATCAGACGCAGGCCGATATAGCCGCGATTCAGGCAGCGCAACAGGCCGCAGACGCCGAGATCGAGCGGCAGCGGACGCAGTACAAGGAGCAGTATGCGGCGGCGCTTCTTGAGGCGGCTGCAAACAACGACACGCAGCGCGCACAGGCGCTCTATGAGGAAATGGTGCGGCAGGACAACGCGCTGACCGAGCAGAGACAGCAAAACACGGAATGGGCGCTTTCCTACCTGAACGGTCGCGCCGGGAACGCCGGAGGAGGCGGCGGCAGATATTACGGCTCCCCAAAAGATGATGGCGACGACGGCGGCGACGACAACTATTACAGCAGAATTCTGAACGACTGGAACAGCAGCGACTATTCGAACAGCGAAAGGCACGACTTCCTCGCGCTCATAAACGACGCGCTGCTCAGCGGGCATCTGACCACCGCACAGGCAAACGACCTCAGGGGTACGATCGCGGCAAGGTCGAAGCCCGGCGCCGGTGGGTCGCCGGGAAGGAGGTATGACGTCACAAGATGAGCGGGTACGAGGATCTCTTCAAAAGTTATTTCCCGGATCGCGATAGTACGCCGCAAAGCGGCACGAGAAACGGCAGCACCGGCAGAGGAAGCGGCACGGGAACGCGGCAGTCTGACAGCTATGAAAGCCTCCGCAAGAAGCATTTCGGCAATTCCGGCACGGGAACGCGGCAGTCTGACAGCTATGAAGGCCTCCGCAGGAAGCATCTCGGCGATACCGGGCAGCGCACTGGGACGAGCACGCGGGTCACGGTTCGCCCGGAGAAATGGTTAGAGGAGAAGCCGAAGAAAGGCGCTGACTGGTGGGTAAAGCCCGGCAAGACCGCGCTTTCCATGCTGCCGGACAACGGAAAATGGGCACGGGAGCAGACGCGGGCGCGCATGAACGACCCGGAGGCGCATTATACGGACAGAGAATGGACGCTCCCGACCGGGGCGGCCGGAGGAGCTGCCCTGAGCGCTATGACCGGCGCACGCGCTTCCGCGCTCAAGACCGATCCGGCGGAATCCAAGCCGGTCAGTCTGCCGAAGTCGGACGAGGCGACCGGCGCGCTCGGCCGGGCGGCGCATGACCCGGATTTCGTCGGGCCGCTCCCGGCCGGAACGCGTGGGACGGCTGGAAACGCGCAGCAGCGGGCACAGGCGCACGCGCAGATCGCAAGCGACGCCTACACCGCACAGCAGAACATCACAAAGCAATATCAGGACACGCAGGAAAAAGCCGCTGCAAGCGCGCAGCGCGCCGCGCAAATCCTCGCCGAATCCGGCGCGGTGCAGAACGGGGACGGCTCCTTCACGTTCCCGAACGCTGCGAGCGCACGCATGTTCACAAAGGCGCTTGAGGACGCAAGGCGGGAATCCGAGCGCGGCGACGAGCTGGTTTTGCAGTACTATCGGGAGGAGAACACAAAACGCGCTGCCGCCTCGAAGTATCAGAAGGACGTGGAGCGATACGGTGACATCATCGCGGATTATGACGCAAACGCCTCGTTCCTCTCGCAGAGCGCCGGGGCAAATGGCTATAAAATGCCGGGCTACTTTGACGCCGAGGACAAGGAGGAGGCTCAGACGGACAACGCTCTTGCAAGGCTTGCAAGAGAGGCGGGGGAAATCTACGAAAAGCGGGACGCGAAGACGAGCAGCGAGGGCGTGGAGAGCCTCGGCGAGGACGGGCGCAGACTGTATAACGCCGGAAAGATCATTGCCGAGGAAGGAACGCCTCGCGACGAGTTAAGCGACGCGCAGCGCGAGGCGCTTGACCTCTATGAAAAATACCGGCCGGACAGAGCCGACGTCCCGCTCACGACGGAAGAACAAGCGACACTTGAGCGCTACGAATACGCGGTATCGAGCTGGACGGCAAAGCAGATCGCAGAGGCAAAGGCTCAGCCGGATTTTGCGGACAAGAGCAAGCCGCAGAGTGCGCCGGGTACGATCGACCCGGCCGTATTCTGGAACGATCTGAACGAAGCAGAGCGCGTCTCGGCTATGGTGGACGGAGACGAGATCGGGTCATGGCTGCACAGCGACGCGCCGCTCGATTACGTCGGGTATTTGTTCTCGTCGGAAAACGACACGGAGAACGAATGGTATGCCTATCGCAGGATGACCGACGATGAAAAGAACACGTTCCGCTACCTTTGGAACACGAAGGGGCAGGAGGCGGCGCTCGGCTTTGCAAAGCTGCTGAAGCCGAAGCTGAACCGCCTCTACGCGAACGAGGCAATGGACACGCGCGGCACGTGGGGGAAGATCGAGGATCAGACGATCGGCTCGGTGGCACAAGGCACGAACAAGGCAATGCGCGGCCTTTCCTACGGGATCGGGAAGCTGTTCGGCGATGATCAGCCCATGCCGGACGAGGGCGGCGCGTTGGCGCAGTATCGCGGTATGCTGCACGACAACCCCGTCACGATCGGCGGGACGGGCGTCGAAAAATACCTTGCCGGGACGGGTATGAGCGCTGCGGAATCCGCCGGTCAGATGCTCCCTGCCATAGCGGCCTCCGTCGCCGGTCAGGGAATCAGCGCCGCCCTTGCCGGTTCCGGCGCGTTGAGCGTCGGCGGAAGCCTCGCGCATCAGGCGGCGGTTTCCTCCGCGATCGCGCATGTGCCGCAGGCGGCGTTTAGCTCTGCTTTTTACACGGAAATATTCTCGCAAAATTACATCGACGGCCGCAGACAGGGCATGGACGAGACGCAAGCCTCGATCTACGGCGGCCTGACGGCAACATCGGAGGTCGCGACGCAGACGCTCCTCGGCTACGTCCCCGGCCTACAGGGCGTCATGTCGGAGAATTTCGGCAACATGCTCGCCGAAAAATTCAAATCTGCCGCTATGAAGACCGTCATGCAGTGGGTCGGCCGCGTTTCCGGCGAGGTGATCGAGGAGAATTTCCAGAACGCGATCGAGCCGCTCATCAAGGCCGTTGCGACGCAGCAGGCGCCGGAATTCTGGGGTTCTGCCGGGGAGTTCTTCGACGAATTTCTTGAAACGACCGTCTCGACCCTGATGCTGACAACCGCAATGAGCGCGGGCGACACCGTGTCGGACTACCGCGGGTATCGCGCGCAGGAGCAGGAGACGCTCCGCGCACAGGTGGAATGGGCGCAGGAGGCAATGAAAGCCCCGGAGGGGTCAGCGATCTACAAGGCCGGTGAGGCCGTGATCGACGCTGTGATGGACGGAAACATGCCGAAAAAGCCGATGTCGGAATACGATTTTCTGCAAATTGTGAATAGCATCGGCGCGGAATACGACGCGGAGGCGGCTGCACAGACTGCCGAGAACGCGGAAGCCGTGCCGGAGGCTGCGCAGAGAACCGTTGAAGCACCGGCAGAGGCAAAATATGCCGCATTGAACGGCGTATCACCGGAACAGGCACAGCAAGCCGCCGACACGCTGAACGCGCTGAAAACGGGCGAAAAATCGGTCAGAGACCTAACAAACGCCGAGATTCTGAATCTTCGGCTCAACACGCCGGAGGGTCGTGCGATCGCAAGCGAGGCGTTCGGTGTGCAGATTGAAGCACCGTCCGGCATTTCTGGAATGCGGCGCGCGCTGGTGGACGCGGTGGAGGCCGGGAAAAACGTACAACTGAATATTGACAACGCCGAAAATTCGGGGTATACTGAAACAAATGGAGGTGTTTCAAATGACGGCAACCGAATGGATCGAGGAATGGCTGAGGGAGTTCCCGTACACGAAGGATTTGGTGGAGACACTCAGACGTGGGGAGCATGGAGTTCCTCCGAGAACGGACGAGGAGGTCAAGTATTTCCTCGAAGGGATTTAAGTCAGAGCCTCCAACAGGCATTTCAGCAAAGCGGCGTTGCTGCGGCGGAGTTGTATGACTTCGACGCGGACAAGGCCGCTTTTTCTTCTGCTCTGGACGAAGCGCGGAACGCCGACGTGAAAAACGGCTGGTGTGTGACCCCGCAGCCTGTCAGCTCCCTGCAAGGAAAGCGCACCTATATGGATGCAGATGGGACAATCGGCTTTGTGATTGCCGACGGCGGCGACATTGAAGGTGTCTTCAAAAACAACCAGAGAAATCACACACGGTTTGCAATGAACGGCGTGATACCGCAGGCAATTGCCGAGGGCGGGGAAAAACTGGACTGTTACGGTGAAGGCTTGGTCAAACTGTATGAAAACTACGGCTTCATTCCTGTTGCCCGCGTGGAGTTCAACGAGGAATACGCCAACCCCGGCTGGGACGCAAGCAAGGGAACGCCGTACATCTATTTCATGTTGCACAACGGAGATTCTGCGGAGACGGTCGCTGCGAACATCGGGCAATATGGGCATATGACGACGGAGCAGCTTGACGCGCTTCCGACTTACGGAAAAGATGGTTACGACCAAGCGACGGCGTACCGCGACAGTCTGTTGAGCGATAGAAGTTCCGCGCCGCAGCAGGGACAGACGGGTGCTCCCGGAGCCGCGCCGGAGGTCAGCCAACCGGCAACACGGCAGCGGTCGAACCCGGCAGAGGATATGGTGGCCGCCGTCCGCACTGCTCGTCCGGTCGGGCGCAAGACGGACAGAAGCCGCGTCGTGGAAAACACACTGAAAAACTCCCCGGTATTAAGAGCGTTGACATAGGAAAACAAGCAGAAACCCAGTAAAATCAACGCTTTTAAGGGCAGAGGGCAAACAGGTTAGCTCAAAAATTGAATAACCAAGCGACAAAAGGGATGTTACCGCAAGGCAGCATCCCTTTTCGCATACGTCCACGCCGTAGATTTTGAGAAAAGTCTACGGCGTTTTTTCTGCCCAAATCTGAAAGGAGGTGCAGCCACAATGTACTTTACGAACGGCAGCAGCCGTGCGTTTGAAATGCTCATGCGGGGAAAGCCCGGCTTTGACCGCTACGAAAACGGCGGCTGTGCCGACTGTGAGGATTGCAATACCTGTCACTTTTACCGTCCGCATTGGAAGTACCAGTTCTGTGTGTATGCGGAATGTCCGTATGAGCCGGGCAAGCTGACCGCCCTCCGGCGCGGCACGGTGAAGTGA